ATTGGGCTTATAAAGCTAACTTAATCGCATCGTAATTTTTTAACTTTATAAAAGGAAAATCAAAATGAAAGTATTTGTTCTAGGCGCTCAACATATGCATGGCACCGCTCGTGCTTCAGGTAATCCGTATGATATGAAACAGTTGTTTGTCGCTGCTGCTCAGTCACCAGTTCAATCTGATAATCGAACATTAATTCCACTTGGTCTAACACAGTCAGTTATTGATATTTCTGATGAGGGATTCAAACAATTCCATCGTGCTCAGCTTATATATCCGATTGAGCTTGATGTCACTACTGATACTGAGTTTCGTAATGGTCGAGCTGTCACCGTAATTACTGGCTTTAATGCTGATGATAAATCACTAAAAGCAGCTTCGTAATCTTCAATTTAATTAATAAATTACTTTTCTAGAGGACAAAATCATGTCTGAATTATCAAGCACGAACACACAAAAATCTGAATTTCTTTCAGGACTTCATTCCTTCTTAGGAAGAATCGTCACAAGTGCTATTGGCTCTTTCATAGGTATTGCTATCTTTGCGACACCTATTATTTCAGCACTAAAAGAGGGTGGTCTTTAAGACTAATGAATCGCTTAACTTCTCATCCGCATAGGGTATCAATACAGTTCAATTTACCTTGTATTGAATCTAGTGCGGGTGAGAGTCAAGCCCATACTTGGGCGCGACTAGAAACACGCGCTTCATTTTTATTCGAGGTAATTCTTAAAGCATCTTTATACAAGTTTGCTTTGAGAATCACTTAGTGGTTCCTTATGGAAAATGAGCTAATAAACCTTCAGTCTTACTTCATTGTTGGCATCTATTGTTTGATGTTCGCATTAGGGTTTATTGCAGGCCAGCAAAGATGATTACTACTGTTGAGATAACAGAATTTATTGGATTCGCTATTGGTTCTTTTTCTGTGGGTTTTTGCTCGACCTATCTTTTGTTAGTTTTCAAAAAAATGGTTGGGGTTATTTTTTCATAATGTCGGGAGATATTAAAATGTTAAATTTAGCTGAAAACTTCTACGCTAAAATTGGTGTAGGTCTTGGCTTGTTGGGTTTTTCCGCTTTATCACAAGCGGCTCTACCTGCGGCTGTAGCTGGTGCTTTCACTTCTTTATCAGTGGATGTATTAGCACTTATTGACTTGGCTTGGACTGTTGCAGTTCCTGTCACTATCGGTTATGTATTGTTAGGTATGTTTTCTCGTACCGCACGTGCTGCCGTAAGTTAATAGTTGGTACACGGATGTTGCCAGTAATCAAATACGCATTAGCAGCTTTGCTCTTGCTGGCTTCTTCTTTTTCATATGCTGCAAACCTTTACTCGTGGTGGTCAACAGCTCCAATGTCAGCGAGTCCTCAAGCAGCTTGTTCGCTGTGGGCTACTAGCGGTGGGCGTAACTATAGTGATGAATATACAACACAAACAAATGATGTTGAGTGGCTTTGTATTGCCACAATTCCAGAAAGTAACGAAACAACAACCCAACAGAGGATTTTCACCTATTACGATGAATGTCCAGAAGGCTTTGAGGATGACGGCTCAGGCCAATGTGTAGAAGATGCTAATTGCCCCGATGCTGGTGCCGATTCAGCTACTTTTACTACAGAGAAAGACGCTTCAGATATGTCTTTCATTAACTATAAGGGCTGCTGGTATGAGTATAATAATTCTGATGGAAAGTTCAATTGTTGGATTTCAGGAGGTGAAACATACTGTACAGGTACATATACCTCAAGCTCTTTGGGGGCTGTCACTGATGGTACTTCCGATATAGTCGAGTCTACTTTTCCTGATTATACAGACTCTACTGACTCACGCGAAACGACATCAGACTCATTTACTGATGTATCTGATCCAGTAATCTTGGCTGATGGCACGGTAACGGATACTGAAACAACTACACAGACAACCAATTCTGATTCAGGCACTTTAATCGAAGACGGTGATAATTCTGTTGTTGTTACTGAGTCAGATGGAACAACATCAACAAATACGAATACGACAACTACAGTAACAAACCCAGATGGTTCTTCTACTGTCTCTGATACAACTTCTAACACTGTCACTTCACCAAATACGTCTAGGTCGGTAATTAATAAGGGCAGTGGCTCGATTACAAACTCTGAGGGTTCATCCACTATTGTTCAGGATGGTAATACAACAACTATTAAGAGTTATGATTCATCTGGTAATCTAGTATCTAGCGCTACAACATCAGAGGGTACAGGTGAAGGGACGGGAACCGATGACGAAACAAAAGAGGGTAATTGCGGCGCTCCTGGTCAACCTCCTTGTGCTGTAACTCTTGAAGATACTAGTGAGGAATACGCTTCAGAATTTCAGGAACTAGCAGATGCTCAAGCAGAACTTGATGCTTCTAGGGATTCAGTGATAGATACGTTTACTGATGATATTGATGATTCATTTGATTTAATTAGTGATTTGAATCCAGTTACATTTATCAATAAGTATTTTAATCTAGGTCTTCCGTCTACCTGTACTGGCTCTATCAGCACTACAATTTTTGAACATGCATTCGTACTTGAGCCATGTGAAAAACTTCAACCAATGAGGGATATTCTTTCTTGGTCTTGGTTTATTCTCACCTTATTTTTATGTGCCAATATGCTATTTAAAAGGAGTCCTCTCTGATGCCGTTTTTAGCTTTATTTGGTATTACTTCTTCTATGCTGGCTAACAATGCAAAAAATGTTGCTTTTGCATTGGCAAAACTAGCATTGTTTATCGCTTATGTTGCTTTAGGTATAGGCATTCTATTTGTTGCGTCTTATAACCTTTTAGATGGTATCTCAACTCAAGTTCCTGCTACTGCTCAAATGGTGTGGGGGTGGTTTATGCCACCTAACGCTTTTGGTTGTTTGACTACAATTTTAACGATTAGAATTTTACGCGCTGGTTATGATTTTAAAGTCCAGCTTGCTAAGTTAAAAGTTCAGTCGATCACTACCTAACATGGCTTATTGCTATGTAGTTACAGGTACTCGTGGGAGCGGGAAGGGTGCTTTCTCAGTTGCAAGCATTAAGGATGCTTTAGCAAACCAGAACCGTATAGCTACAAATATGCTGCTCTTTATGCATGAGTTAGGTGATGATGAAACGCATTATGACGTTACACGTTTACCTGATTTCCCAACGGGTGACCATCTTTATCAGTTAGGCAAGGCATATGATTTTGACCCTAACAAACCCGAGACAATTAACACCGATAAAGAGGGTTTATTGTTATTAGATGAAGCCTCACTTTATCTAAATTCTGCACGTGCTAAAGACTTCGATTCCTTAGTTAAATATCTGGTTTTATCAAGGAAGCTAGGTTGGAATATTCTTATCATTTGCCAGAACAAAGACCAGCTTCAAGACACTATTTATAAGTCTTTAGCTGATAAGCTCATTGTTTGTCGTGATAATGTAAATTTCCGTGTCCCTTACTTATCTAAGTTACTTGAGAATCTTGGTCTTCAGTCACTAATTAAAGATTCTCATAGTGCATTTGTCTTTTCTGGTCGCAGTGAATTAGATGCTCTAGAAAAAGAGATTAAATTCAAAAATCGACCTCATAGATTATGTTATTCAACAGCGCAGTTATTTAGTGATCAAACCGAATATTTAGGCAACTCGTTTGTTGATATGCGTGCGAATTACACTTATTTACCATTGCTTTATTTGTCTGGTAATTACTATATCCAGAAGCTTAATAACTTAAAACAATCAATTATTACTACTTATCAAGAAAAGGAGATCGACGACATGGTTTCATCAAAAGGGCAGGGATTATCAACAGGCGAAAAGATTAAAGCAGTTCTACTGATTGTAGGTGTAATTGCTTTTGTTTATTTTCAAAACCCAATGGATAATAAGATAGTCAAAGACATGCTTGACCAGCCAGAACAGGGTCAACCACTACCTCAAGTTTCAAGCGTTTTACCTCAGCAGGTTATACCACAACAGCAAGTACAGGTTATTGCTCCCGTTGTTGCAGCAGTTGCTCCTATTTCTAGAGATGATTTTGTCAGGGCGCTATTTAGAAATTACCGTCCTAATCTAACTGCTTATATGAATTCACCTACGATGGGCGTTTCTGTTGTTATTGATTTTTATAAATCAAGTGCACTTTACGAACGCTTAACACTGGATGATTTCCATATTCACGGCTACTCAGTTACGCCGTCAGGTGATGCTGTTATTATTCGTGGTGATGATTTTAATAAACGAGTGACAACATGGTTTCATGGTCAGGGTTCTGTTACAGGTGAGATTGATGTTGTTGAAAATAACAATGCTGAAATTGCTGCGAGACTTCAATAGTTTCTAATGGATATTAATCAAATGTTTTCAGAATTTACTCTAGTTGATCATGTTGCTGCTTTTATTGGCTTTGGTCTGATTTCTTTCATAGTTTTAATTTTTCTAGCTTTATCATTGGCCATTATCGATGATGTGACGGACAGGTTTTTTTAAGTTTTTAAGGTTCGCATAATTTAAAAGTAGCTTTATGTAACTTAGCCCTAAAAGAAAGTAGCCCCGACTTTTGGGGCTATTTTACATAGAGTTATTATGCGTTCCTTTATTTTTTTAGATCTATTTTGGAAGGCCAGGCATTCTTTCCCATTTTCTTTTTTCGGCAGACATCCACCAAACTACACCCAAGTTATCTAGTGCGATTATTCCTGCCGAGTAAGAAGGGCCAAGCATACCCGTGCTACTTCCTTCCATCGGCATAATTTGTATTATTTTCCTTTCATTACCCATCAGAACATCTCCTTTTGTCCGTTTTTCTTTATGTATTCTCTGATTAATGATCTTATAACTTGTGATGAGGTTAAATCGTTGGCTTTACATGCATTATCGAATGTTTTTTTTAGCTGTTCATCAAGTCTTGCTCTTACTACTACTTCAGGCATTGCGCTACTCCTTTGCTGTTTGGTGGTTACAATGTAGCTACAAGAGGGTGATTTGTCAAGCCTTGATTTTTGATTAAACTGCTTTTTGTTTGATTAAATAATCAATGGCCAACAACCGATAGGGCGTTAGTGATGTTCTTTCTGCCACATTTTCTGACTTAGATTTTTGTAAAAACGGTTTTGTTCTTCTAGGTTTTTTATTTTCTCTTTCAGCTTAGAAATTAGTTCTTTTTGTTTACTTCTAAGATCATTCCCAATAGCTATTTCCATTTTCAGCGTTATATATTCGTTTTCTGTTATTTCTTTTGAATGCGAGGCATTTGAAATTAAAAGCAGCACTGTCATTACTGTAATTATTTTCATTTTCATTCCTTGAAAGCTGAGCTTGTTTTCTCTGTATTTTCTCACTAAAAGCAAATGTGCGTGCATGTAGTACTGCACATTTGTCTCAATAATGAGACTTTCTCTTTGATTCTCAGTTTAGATTGATTTTACTTTCTCTAGATCTTCTAATTCTATTTCGTGAATTTTTAACGCTAGTAGGGCATCAACTACATCCGTAGGTTTTATAAACTTGTCCGCTTCTTGCGCTAACTTCCATGCTTTTTTTTCTATCTCTTCCCATCTCTGAGGTCTGATTCTTACGCTATGGCCTTTCTGCATGGCTATTCCCCTTTGTTATTTTTCTACAATTCTACACTTTTACAAATTATTTATTTACTTTCTACAAATCACATGTCTATAATTCGTGGAAAAGTAATTTGTGATTTATTTACAGGATTGTTTGTGACCACTAAATTATCAAAAGAATCGTTTTATTTAGAGACGCTTAACCGCCAAGTTAAGATGGATATGGATAATTTTGGCCCATCTGATTATTCGTTGTTTTGCAACTTCGGCAATGGAGATATTCAGGTTAACGGCAATATCGCGGCGCAAATTCGCCAACTTTTGATTCAGAACTTTGAGTTGATTAATTCTGACTTTACTCAAACAGATACGGCTTCATCCGTTAATTTTCGCAATGTTGATGTGAAAAATTATGATTATCGAGGCGATATGTCAGGGATGGTTGATTGGTTTCGAGGTGAAATCCTATTCACTCATATACCAATTCCTACAGGTAAAGTGTTAAGTATTGAGCCTGATGGTTCTGTTGAGTATGAGGCCGTTAAATCTGCTTTTGTTCGTGGCTCGCATGAATCTAGCTTGAAAGTTAAATCTTCAATGATTGATTCTAGTGGTATGGCCCAAACGTTATTGATTGACGGTAATATTTCAAAATTTGTTCAAGGCCATAACGTTTTTGGTTCTTTAAATTTGAATTCATTATTGCTTAAATCGTTCTCGAAGTTGGTGGATTATCTTCAATTAGAAAAAGAACTTCTCTTTTCTGAAATTTCTTTATACAAGACAAAATCATTGATAGAAGCGGGTGATTATCTTGTCAAAATGCTTGATATTAATTTTCTTTATGACTTAGAAAATGATGCTTCTGTCGAGGCTTGGTTACATGCTGCTGAAATGAACGCCCGTTGTCGCAGTGGTAGATCTAACCGTAAAAAAGGCACTGTCTATATACAGAAGAACTCTCGTCGCTGGGCGGTAAAATTTTACAATAAATGGCAAGAAATTAACTCAAAAGATAGAAAACATCGTTTAAAGCCAGAATTTAAAGATTCAGGATTGGATAAATTTATAAAAGGGAAGCTTCGTGCTGAGGTGCGTCTTATGTCACTTGAATTAAGTGATCTAGGGCTAACACTCGGTAAGCAATTTACCCCGCAAAAATTATCCGATCTGTTTAATCACTATTTGGGGTACGTACAGATGAAACCTAATGTAACGCTGGTAGACCAGCAACTATTAAAACTTCCAAGGGTTGTTCAAGGCTCTTATCAACATTGGCGTGAAGGTAAGAATCTAAAAGAGCTTTTACCTAAAGCTTCATTTTATCGCCATAGAAAAATTCTCTCCAATTATGGAGTAGATATATCGTTCCCACCTGTAGACGGTGGGATTCCGAATAACGTTGTACCAATGATGCGAGTTCTCGAAGCTAAGCCTATCAGTAATCCAG